CAAGTCGTATGATAGAGTTACATTACGGAGTTCGTATGCTACGGGGTTTGCTACAGCGGTTAAAGCGGTGTTATTATCATACCAACCTGATAGTGCCTGAGCATCGGGAGACAACTCAAGCTGAATATGAAGTCCACGCAATCCGTTCATACCAAGTGGGAGGGGATTGCCTCCACTGAGGAGCCCACATCGTAGGGGCATAGAAACAGAAAATCCTTCATTCTGTGATTGTGCTGATACAAGAGAACGAGAAGAAGTGACGGACTGCTGGGCAACTCCAGTATCAAGGTCTGCTGCGGAATGAGTTGTGGGAAGCACACTTGCTAAATAACGGGGATACTCACGCACAACTTCTAAAGATTGGTTTTCCTGATTACTAATTGTAATCTGCTTAATACAAGCATTCGCACCGATGCGTCCATTAAAACAACCATTAGAAGCCGCGCGCCCACCGCCGCTAGTGCCTCCGTTATTTACAAGAACTCCGGTGCCGGTTTGTTTAATAGCAATATCCGCGTTTAGTCTAACGGAACTTCCCACTAGAAACTTGTTTTGCGAAGCAATCTCAAAATTAATAATTGGAAAACCACCACGAAACGAAAACGGCTGAGTTGGTGCGTTAAGAGCATCTATTTCGACTTTTTCTACGGCAACAATATTAGACATATTATAATATACTAAAAGATAATATAATAATTAATTATTTTAATTTACCGAATAACAACACTCCCACTCTTAGATATGTTAAGTCGGTTTAAACCACAAATTGTATGAACCATTAATTTAGATGTTGCGCCAGCACCATACTCCACCCGAAGTGCTAAATCCTGATTAGCAAGATTAGCAACCTGTCCATATTTTGATAGTCCTCTACCAATTAAAAACTTAACTCCGCCGGGATCGCTAGTGTCACGGACAGTATAGCCACAATTGGTCAGCGCCTTTTCTAGTTCAATTAGTGCTAGAGCATCGGGTTTACTTGGAGCCTGTGAAAGCCGATTAAGTTTCACATCACGCCCTGCTGGAACAAGCTGTCCACCCATTACATACTGATAATTTTGTGCGCCGTCGAGAAACCCTCTAAAACTATTGTCTAGCAAAGCGGCAGTTTGGTCTGCTAAACACGGACGAGAAAGAATAGAATATGCTCTTGTTTGCTCTGCGTTAATATTGCTTGTAGTCATTCCCGCTGTCGCAATAATATTGTTTTTGTATGTGGTATAAGTTTTATAATCAAAGTTCAATCCTTTATCGCTTCCCACCTGCGACATCATAGCATTTACATAAGCCGCTGGGGGCTGGACAGTTTCGGTAATCATCTCTAAATTACTGATAGTCCAATCGATGCCGGGCGTAGTTATACCAGCGTCGGTGTATGTTTGAGTTGTCATACGATCTTCGGCATTTACATACACCCTTGATGCTAGAGTTGTATAACCAACCGCACCGCCGCCCGCCGCCGGAATAAAACCAACCAAGCCTACACCAGTTGCGCGGTTTGGTCTATAACTTACTAAAATTGATGCGTCACCAGCATCGTCGTTTGCCTGCGCGAACTGCGTAATCACTCCAAGTTGTTCACCGGTGCTGTTGGGTTCGCCGTTTTCCTGAATATAAAGCATATCACCAATAAAAAGCCCCATGTTTTTGGCTTGTGCTGCGGGCTGTGCTTCACCATCACCCGCCGCCCGCGATGTCGCCGAGAGTTGAACGGTAAATATCCCAGCCGCGCCAGCAGCAGCAGCATCATCTCCAACCGCTTTTGTTGTAGTGTTTAAATAACCTTGGCTATAAGTTACGCCTTGATCGCTCCAGTACTGGAGTGTTTTGCGAACACTATCCAAAACCATCTGTGAGCGAACACCGGCCATAGCCGCAAGTGGGACAATTTTATCACCATTAAGTATTCCGGAGTTATATACTGGAATCATCATCGTTAGTTTTTTAGCCGCTGGGTTTGCTGTGCGGGGAAGCGCGGGTGGGTCTGCCCAATAAAGCTGATTGTTGCCGTCGGTGTTGATAGAGCGGCCCTCAAACATATTGCGTTTATCATTAATGCTGTCATTTCCGGTATACGCCCAACTATTCGCCACCTGCTGATTATAATCCTGTAAATACTCTAAAGTAGTTCCGCCATCACCAGTCCTAACAACCACATCACGAATCACCGAATGAATGCCCGCAGATGGACTGGGGCAGAACTTGCCGTTTCCCGCAAGCTGAAAATCAAACTTGAGAAAAGTTTTCTCGGGGTTTACAAAACCGAGATACTGGGGGATTAGCCAACGGATTTCACCGCCGGGTTTATAATCAATCTGTGATTCCGGCTTAATACTAACAGTTTTTGATGCTACGAATGCCTGATTTTCATTTGTCGCCCTATACATTATAATATTATACAAGATAAAAATATCATAATATTATCTTTTTAATTTACTAAATATTTTGATTATATTAAAAAGCGGACATACTGGCGGGTGTATCAACAACGCCATCAATACTTGGAAGAACTAAAGAATGTCTACTTACCGCTGTACTCACCGCCTCTTGTGGTGGGGGGTCGTGTGGTTTAGCGCTCGCGCTGTCAATTGCCTCGAAAATACCTAAACCAATTCCCGCAAGTAATCCAACCGGTCCAAGTACATCTCCGGCAAGACCAATTGCTGTTTCTGTCCCCGCTCCTAAAGCAACTGATGAACCGACTTCCGCACCTTCTGTTGCCGTCGCTGCTGTGTCGGCAATATCTGCTGTGTCTGCCCCTGCTTCGCTTGCCCCCGCTTCGCTTGCCCCTGCTTCGCTTGCCCCCGCTTCGCTTGCCCCCGCTTCGGCATCATCATCTTCTGCCTGCGGTTGACTTGTCTTACGGGCTACGGCGCTGCCGGTGCCGTCCGGTGCCGTTGGGTCATCTTCTGCTTGGGAAAACGATGACTGGACTGGACCGCTGCCCATTTGGCGTTCTAAAACATCGGGTTGCCGTTGCCAGCCGCCACTACCCGGCTGTCCAAAACCCATTCGTCTAAACTGGTCACCTCTATATGCGTCTGTAAAACCACCAGCAGAATCCCCAAAAAGCGACGATGTAGCACTTTCATCTTCTGCTTCCTCCGGAATTGTGGCGAGTTTTGATGAAGATGACGATACTGATTCGGCGGGTGCCGCGTCTTCTGCTGCTGCCGCCCTTGAACTGCCGGGCACCGGTGCTGCCCCTCTGCTTGCCGCCGCTCGCTCTTCTGCCGCACGGGCGGTGCGACTCAAAGAAGAAAGATTTTCGCGCTCATCATCACCAACGATCGCTGAACCCCGTTGCCCGAGTCCTTGATCGCTAAAAAGCGGGTCGTCATCACCCACGCCTTCCTCCGGACTTACAAAATCGTCGTCCTCTGCTGCGGGTTTTATATCAGCACTTTTTGTTCCCGCTCTAATCGCCGCACGATTCGCTCTAACAGTTTTTACCCTATCGTATAATCCTTTTGCTTGCTGTGCGCCCATCACTCCAGTCGCAAGCAATTCGTCGAGCTGCTCTTTCGCATCGTCCTTGAGTTTCATTGCTTCATTCGCTTTGCTTCTCCAAGCATTAGAAAATGCGGAACTGCGCTCGTTAATCATATCGCTAATCTCGTCAGCTTGACTGTCAAAACCACCCTGTAGTTGTCTTAATTGGTCGAGAGCAGAACTCATTATTATATTATATCTAAATATAATAATAAATAAAAAAAATTAATATGCTCGTTTTCCCTTTTGGCGTTTCCCGTCTACATCACGAATATCTCCCTTCTTCGTGGTGAAATCGAGTTTTCCTTTCATCGTTTTAGATTTGCTTCCTTTCGACACACCAGTCTTCGTTTTTTTGTATTCCCCGCTTGCTACAGTTAGTGCTTTGGTATATGAGATTTTATCACGCTTGGCTACTTTTTTCACTAGGTCTGTCCACGCTGTCATAATTATATACTAAGTAAAGATAATAAAATATTAAGTCCAAAGTATTTTATCTGCGAAGTAAGATGGAGTTCCAACTTTATTACGGGTTTTCGCAAAACGAAATTTATAATTTGCTTGTTTTTTTTTATCCTTTGTAATTGTAAAATCATAATAATTAACATCACCAATACTTGCTAATTTCTCTCCGGACTTGGAAAATACATCTAACTTTTTTCCTTTCCTAGTACTTGGTTTAACCACCACCCCTATCTTCTTGGCGTTGCGCTGCGCTCGTATAATGTTATAGCGGGGCATATATATTATATATATTTAAACTCTGGGATTGTTCATACCGATTAAATTATTTTGAGTATTATTTTTATCAGCCGCTTTCAACATAACTCTATCCATCATCTTTTCCATCTTAGACATCTCGCTTGCCTCATGAAGTAGTGTAAGGGTGGTTGGATAAGCCAGTTCCTCAACAATCTTTCCGGAATCAACATCTCGTAGGGCTACTGTGAGAGAATTAAGTGCTTTTGTTGTGGGCACATTTAAATCTATTTTAATTGGATATGGTGGGACATAATGAAGAGAACCGGTTGTTTGTCCACTCGCAAGTTCTTCTCTCGATATTACTGAGATCTGTTTGTTTATATCGCTGGTTGCTCCGTTATAACCTTTCACATTAAAATCATTCACCTCAACAGACAAGTTTGGCGACTCACCAGTTTCGAGCAAAGCCCCTCCCGTATTGACTTGAGTTTGCGGAAAAGCGACTGCGGCATCAGTCGGTGCTTGATTTCTCAAAATAACATATTTGGGAAGACTGAGCGTTGTTGCTACACTCGCTGTATTTGGCTCGCGCTGGTTAGTGGGGACTTGTCCAGCTCCCGCCCCAACATCGCTGTCTTGTAATTGTCCAAACTTCCACAGATGTCTTAGTTGAATTGCGGTGGGTGCTCCCACTCCGTGTGGCGATACATCTAATTCGCCGCCTTCTGTCTGTGATTCTGCTTGTGAACCTAACAACCCATTCCCGCTAATTAACGATGTATCATATTCTCCCTGAATATATGCGGGGGTTGTAAAATACCATGATGTCGAACAGTATCCAATTGCTGGTCGAAGCGGAAACCATCTTTCTTTAATAGTGGAGTTTATTTTCTGTACCGGTGCTCCAGTATTTGATGTAGAAACAAGTAATTTCGTGTTGGGTGTAAAGTCAGCAGTTGGATCGGCAGCAAAACTAATAGAAACATTTACCCCTTGTATTCCAGTTATTTCTACGGTTAATTTTACAAGATTGGGCGGAGTAAAAGTCGGCATAATTGTCGCGTCATTTATTTTCTCTTCTAGAATAATAGTCCGTGTTCTCCAATTTGGGCCGAGATATGTAGAACCTCCAGTTTGCGTTGTTTTTGATACTCTAACAATCGGCACCATCGTCCCGTCAAACGAGGGAAGCAACTCAGCAATAATATCAGCACCCCCGACAGATTTCCCCCCAAAACCACCATTTGCTGCTGGATCTACCGTATCAAACTGATTATCCGGCGCATCGGGAGTCAGTTCGCGCCCCTCATATAAATCATTTCGCATATAACCGAGAGCAACTGGATTGTAATCAATAGGTTCATTAAACTTCACGGTGCTTAGTGGGGGATATACCCCGCCAACTTGGGCGCGCAACCGCAATTGGGGCAAGTTCCCAGCATTAGTTAAAGAACGATATGCTTCATTATATACACGAGCAAAACCACCGGAAGGTGCTGCGGAGTTTGGATCGGCAGCATATCCAGTATCCACAAGTCCTATTAAAAACCCGTCTGTCTCATCGGGGTCGGCGCCGCTGGTGCCCGCATAAACCATATTCCAAGCATTATAAGGCATATTCCAACTCGAAAGAAGGCTTGCGTCAAGAGTTCCGTCCCAGCCCATTCTATATATTCCGGAGTTTCTCCCCACATCGCCTGTTTTACTATTGCCGGTTAGATACTCGCGCTGTAAATGTAAATAGACAACAGTTACAGTTGCGTTGTCGGGATTTCCAACGGGAAACTTTCTAACGGGGTCGGTAAATGTTAGTGTTATATCCCAACCTAGAGCAAGTGGACCAGCAGCGGATTTTGCTATATCAACATTATTATCGTTTCCCGCACCAAGCCACTCAACCGGTGGAAATACTATACCCCCACCACCCGGCGTTGCTGCCGTCATAACTAATCGTGTGTTTGCGCCTGCCGTTCCACCATTATCATCTATAGCCCAGCAAGTATCGCCACTCGCTAAAGTTTGCGCCAAGTCAACTCGCCGTTGTCCAAAGTTGCTTTCGCTAATAATCGAAGTGGTCCCACCATTACAGAAAATACCGGTTTCTGCTGTGGACAAAGCATTCGGGACACCGCTGTCGAATAATGAATACGGGTTGAAAGAGAACTGCCCACCAAGATTGATGTCCGGTGTTTCTACCGGTGTATAACCACGCATAAGAATTGTCGGCGGTATGGGATTTCCCGCACCATCATCGGTTAGAATCTGTTTAAATGGAACGACTGTTTGATTTACGGTGTTTTCCGGATTACCATTCATATATGGTTTGATTTGGTCAAGTCCAAAAGGAGCATTTGCTTCGGTTGGGACAACACTTAAATCCATAGCAATACTTAATACTTTTGATGTCTTATCATATGACACGGTAAAACCTTTTCCAGTCTGTCCTTGTGGGTCAAAACAACCAATTTTCACGCTGTCCTGTAATTTAAACTGGAGTTCGGTGACGAGCTGGTCTACAGTATAAGTTCCGTGTGATAATTTAACTATATGTTGTTCGAATGGGGGAATAGCATTCACACCAGCATTTGCTGAAAGACCATCTCCAAAACGCCATATGAGCGTGTCATTTGCTGCCGAGATCTCAATACCGGAAACCTTAGTCATCGTGAGGTTTACAAGAGATATTGTGTCGCCGGGATTTATTATGATAGGTTGGGTGAAATGGTTTTGAATATAACCGTGCTCTAATCCATCGCCCGCATCGTTTCTTTCACTTTGAATAGTAATTAACGACATATTATATATTAACTAAATAAAATAATATTGTAATAATATATATAATGGATAATGATAGATGTGAATGTGATTGCGAACTAGGCACAATCTCGGGAATGATACAAGAAAAAATAGATAGACACTTGAAGAAGATGGAGAAGCCTGAGATAAAAGAGAAAGATATTTTTGACTATCCTAAAAGCAAGACTAGAGAGATTAATCTACAAAAACGCCCAAAATTATTTAGAAAATGTAAACAACATTAGGATTTATTTTTTATTTGATGATTTTTTTATCACCTGTTGTGCCGCTGGAGTTCCTTCTTTAATTATTTTAAATATTACACTACTATTGTCGTCTAGAGGAGCGGGATTTCCTTCCGGAGTTAATATCTGTATATCAAAATCTGTAATAACATGATCTTTATCTACCTGATATGTCCAATCAGTTTGGAATGTATATGTAAAGTCAGCAACATTATAGTTTCTCGCAAGATATGCTAAAGTGGGGATTGTCGTCGTGAACTTCGATCCATAATATGTACTTTTCTGTTCTACAATATTGCTATTTAGCACAAGATATGGATATGCTAATTTCTTAGGTAATTTAACAGCAATAATGGAATCGCTAACTTGTTCTGTCGTTTGCGGCAACAACCAAGTTGGCGTTCCAAGATTTTCTAGTGGTTGAGTAAAACTATTTGCCGTAAATGCGAGCGATAGTGTTCCGGAAACAAAACCATTTGTAGTGACGGGTTTTACCATATTATCATATTTATTGCTCACAACTTGATTAAAACCTAAATATTGTGATTGTGTTTGTCTATTAAAAAGTGTGTTTTGTTTTCCAGTAAAAGGTATTATTTGTTCTATACTAAATCCTAGTTTATCAAACAAAGTTCCAGTAAACCGAAATGGTCTATCGCTTGTTATAGGCAATATATCGGTCAAACTATCATTCTTTGCTGATGGGGCAAGCAACGCGGTTATACCAATCCCTGACTGTGCCGAATTAATAGGACATATTTTATCTACCACCTGTTGTACAAAAACATAAGGCATCGCTCGTAAAACAAAAGTCGGTGGGAAATCGTATGTGTTTCCGTTTATAGCCTCATTTAATTTGCTTAACTCCCAAAGTGACGGCAGTCCAACGCCGGGAATGCTGGGCGGGTAATCATATGGACCTATGGAAGTAGCGGTGTTTGTTACGGCTTCATACTGAGTCATCGCATATTCGACTAATCTTTTATATGCTGTTGTGCCGTCGCTCGTCGCTGGTTGGGTGGATTGATCTACCACACCCTCACTCCATAAACTATCGGGGTGTTCAAACCCGCCGCCGTAATATTGCGAAACCACAGATTTACCAATCGAATACATTTCTAAAATGGGGTCAGCAAAACCATCGTTAGAAGAATATACGCCCTTCGGCGAGCCGAATGTTGTCGGCGCTTGGCTATTGGCGTATGTGCTGTTTGACACGCGAATTGCTGTATGTAATTGGTTTATTTCAAACTTACCGCTGCCTGTGCTACTAAAAGTGACTGTTGGATTATCTGCGCCTATGTGTACATACGACACATAATCAAAGGGGGAGAATGTTTGCTCCGGCACATATGGAAGGTTTGGTGCCGGACCGCCAAACTCCGGAGTCTCATAATCGTATTGCTGTCGTCCTACAAGAGTTTTATCTAAATCCTGCTGCGTGTAATTTTGAGCAACTTTGTCAAACACCATGTTATTATCTATCGATTGTGTATTAATTATTTTAGCACATTTTAAATCTTGAAAACTTGGACTAAATCCAAAAAACTCGCCGACTCTTGGTCTTGGAATCATTCGCGGATTA